AATTTTACTGAAACAGGACCAGATAAAATTTCTATATCAGTTTTTTTACTTTCCATATTCCTGCATCCTTTCTGACTATTGTGGACCATTATAAAATTTACAGTTACCACAATGACATGAAATACAATTATCACAATTTCCTTCACGATCACATTTGTGAATGCACCAAAAATTTATACAATCCCCTACATTTAATTTATACTTTTTAGCTGACTCCTCATCTGCAATAACTCTTTTATCACATTTATCATTTTTAAAATTAATATTCATTATAATCTACCTCGCTTTTCTAATTTCTGACTATTGTTTAGTAATATACCAACTTTCAAATATTTCTTTTGGCTCAATGTAGGAACATATTTGCCATGTATCTACTGTTGGATTGTAATATCTTAATTTATTCTTTTTTTCTAGCATATCGATTTTATAACTCACATTGCTGCCTTTACTTGTTATAACTAAATCCTTGTTGTCAGTAGCCTTTTCCCACGCTTCAAGGAATGTATATTCCTTTGCTTTATTGACATACATTGTTGTTTTCCTCAACTATTTGAAGATTTTTAATATTGTAATATCCTCGAATTCCTTTTAATTCAACTGCTAAATGCCTATCAAAAAGTATTGGCCCGTGTTTCACTGTAAAAATTTTATCCTTATGTTTTTTAGAATTTATAATTACAACTTTATCTCCTACTCTTGGAAATCTACTATTTGCCATTTCTATTCCTCCTTTTAAAATGGTGCATCTGGATCATCTACTTCCTGCAAATCATCATTATTTTTCTTAGCACCTAGAAATTGTACTCCTGAAGGTACATCCGCTACTACTTCAGTAACATATCGTTTAGTGCCATCCTTCGCATCATATGACCTAGTTTGAATTCTTCCACTTACTGCTGCTGGACTTCCTTTGCTTAAATAATTAGCTAAGCTTTCAGCCTGTTTACCATAAACAACTACTGGAATAAAATCAGCTTCTCTTTGTTGTGTTTTAGAATTATATCTATCAACTGCTAATGTTATTGTAGATACTGCTGTACCAGTACCTGGTGTATATCTTAGTTCAGGATCTTTTGTTAATCTTCCAATCAAAACAACTTTATTCATTTTTATCGCTCCTTAAAATACATTTTCTTGGCACTCAACTTGCACCAATTCCTCTTTATCCAAATAACCATAATCTTTATTTAATTCATAATTATCTGTGTAGAATCGTCTTCTATGCTTGCAGAAATTTAAGTCTACACCAAACTCATACCCTCTCATTCTGTCTTTCAAAACTTCAACATAAGCATCTTTAAGTGTAGGATCATTCTTCTTTTCTTTTTCACTATTTTTCTTAATAGCTATTGCATAATCAGCTAGATTTGTTATATCACCTGTTCCAGCGACATCAAATTTTGTAACTTTAGAACTACCTTGTTGTGGTTTTCTTGGATGAGCTACAAGATGGACTATTACGCCATACTTTCTAGCAAAATTTTTAAGTTTATTAACAAATATCTTTTGAGCCATATATTCATTTTTGTAGCTATCTTTTAAGTCAATTTTCATAAGATTATCTATTACAAAAACTTTAACCCCTTGTTTAGCCATTGTGTTCATATCGAGTAATAGCTGTTCTTCATCTGTTGTCAAACTATCATCAGTATATATAAACAACTTATCCTTAATCCATTTATCAATATACTTAACACCAATACTGCCAAGAGTTTTATATTTTCCATCCATGTATGCTTTTTCGATGAAATGCTCATTATTTGCAATTGTAGGATATAACCAGCTTTTCAAGTTTGAATTTGTAAGTTCTGGACTATATGCAAATACTTTATAACCTTGGCTTAAACTTTCTGCTATGCACATTTGATTTAAAAAAGTACTCTTACCATTTCCGTTATATCCTGTTATAATATTTAAACTACCCATTACAAATCCTAGTAGTTTATTATCTATAGCCTTAAATCCAGTAGGTATTTTCTCCATAGTGTATATATCTACAATTTCAACTTTATCAAGTGTTGTTATTGTATTTGTGTCGCCTATCTTAGATTTAATAAAATCAATGTTTTCAAAACGCTTTTTTATATCTTCATCTGTTGTTATCTTTCCATCTTGTATGTCTTGTGCAAGTTTTAGCCTTTCCCTTACAATTCTTAAGTTAAACAACTCATTTATATAAGCTGTTAAATCAGAATAATCTATAGTTTCAGCTACCAATTCACTTATATAGCTTGGCAATATCTTATATTTAATAGCAATCTTAGTAACAATTAATGGATCTGTAGTATTTTTTAGAGAATAGCATTCTAACAAGCTGTTAAATAAATTCTGATTTGCAGTATTATAAAAATCTTCTGTAGTTACACCTCTATCAAGCAACTTGATGAAATTTTCTTTTGACTTTATACAGTTACCTAATAGAGCTCTTTCAATATCTAAATTAAATCTATCCACGTATAATCACCTCTAAAACTCTCTTATTCCATCATCACTAATATTTTTACTTGAACTTTTTATTTGGCTATAATTATCATCTAAGTAATCTTGATATCTGCTACCAAAAAAAGTACTTCCATGCAATATAAATTGCTTATCAATGCCTTTTGTTTCTAAAGAATAACGGTCAACAGCATCTATCAACTCTTGCTTAGAGTATTTACTTAAAAGTTTAGATATATAACACATTGACTTTGCCTTACCCTTTTTGTTAGGATATATGCTCCAAATATCTTCAGCGTCTTGTGATGCATTTTTATTATTTGTGTTTATATTTGGTATTATATTTGGTATAGGTTCACCCTTTTGGTCAAATCCATTTGCCCTTTTGGTCGAATCCATTTGCCCATTTGGTAAAATGGAATATCCCTTTTGGGTTATTGCATACCATTTTGTTCTATCATAACTTTGTTTATTATAATTTCCAGCTATCAAGTAACCATCATCAATTAATTTTTTGAGTATTCTTGTTATTTGTTTATTAGACCAAAAAGGGAATAAGCTTTCAAAAGCTTTTATGCTATTATAAGTCCAATAATTATCATCATAAAAATGCTTATTATTTGCTTTGTTTTTTAATATCCAATAGTGAATATTTTTTAACATAATAGCACCATCTACTCCTACTGCTTTTGCAGTTTCAGAGTTAAATGTATAATCCATATTAATCATCCCCCCAAAAACTCTTTAAAAAATCTAATGCATTTTTGTTTGGATCTTCTGATGCAGATGCATTTATTTCAACATCTGCATCAGAAATTTTATTTAAATCTATAAAAAATTTAGAATTATGAGCATTATCATCATGTGATAATGGTGTGGTCATTGTATTATCATTTGATGATAATTGAGTGGTAATACTATTATCATTGTATGGTAATACATTGATAATTGAATGGTCATTATGTGGTAATGGTGTTACCATTGTATTATCATCATGTAAAATATTGTTATTGTCTTGTATATAATTAAATAGCAAATCTTTAATAAATTCAGATGCATTATATTGCTGTTCTAATAAGTCTAAAATCAACTTTTCTTTTGGATTATTTGGATTAAGAATTATTGTTTTTCTTTTACCTTTAGCCATTATTTTCGCTGCTCCATATTTGCTTACTAACAACTAATGCTCCATTAACATTTGTATAAAGTGGGTTTTCTAAGATACTGCATTGTTTAGGCAGATTGTTTGTAATTATATCTTTAAGTACTACAGAACCACCACCAGTAAATCTAACATTGTAATGATTAATATTAACTGCTATACTAATTTCATTTATCACATCATTTGTGAATGCTGCTAAGTCCTTTTGAGATACCTTTATATCTCCACGTTGTATTGCTTTTTCTATATCTTCAAGTCTGTATTGTTTATCCTCATTTAAAACTTTCAATTTTGAATAGAAATCTAATATTCCTATCTTATAAGTATTAAGTATTTGTGGCTTTCCATAGTCCATCGCTACAACATTTGTTGTTCTTCCACCTATATCTATTACCAAAACATTACTTGCCTTTGTCTTATCATCTAAAGTAAAATAGCTTGCGTATCCTTCTGGAACTACGAAAACATCTTTTATATTAACTGTCATATCTTTCTTTTTTGTAGTTTTTACTGTAAATTTAAACTGCTTATTTTTTAATTCATCTTCATATTTCTTCTTATGTTCCATTTCACTTATTGGAAGTAATAAAGTTAAGTTTGTTTCAACAAGATCTTCATCATTCAATTTTGCAATTCCATATAATAGTTGAGCTTTATAGTCTTTATTAGTCTTTATATACTCTTTGCTGAATGTTCCTTTTTCAAAGTAAGTATACTGGCCATCTAAAAGAACATAATTAAATCCATCAGGATATGCTTCATAATCTCTACTTAAATTACTTCTAAAAGTAATAGGTCCAGTTGTATCTGTTAAACCTTTAATGTTGTTGTTTCCTAAATCTAAAACTGTAATCATCTTTACATTCCTCCATTTTTCCTATATAATGGAGCTAAGGATGGCAGTCCTTAACTCAGAATCTCATTGAACCTTTATATAAGGGTTCTTTTTTTATTATCATTTAACACTTCTTCTAAATCTGCAATCATTCCAGTTGCTATTGAGCTATATCCTAAATCGCTAATTAATTTGATTATCAGATTCACTTCTAAAATGATTTCATCTATTCTTTTCTTATTGTTTCTTTTAATATTAAAGCGTAAACGCTCTAGTTTCTCATGTACTCCATCAGATAATGTAGATATAACACAACTAGCATCTTCAAAACTTTCAAGAAATAAAATTTTAGTTTCGATATCATTTGTAGTCTCTACTCTCATATTATCCCTCCTTACATAAATTACATATTTTATAATTTCCACAACAAAACTTAAGTAAATATGCTTGCCTTATATCTTTATCCACAATTTTTGTTCGTAAAAGCTGGCTATTGTGTATAAAGTGCGGACATTTAATTACACACATTCTAATCA